TTTGAGATAACAAGTGGTCTTGTCTTTGCTGATGTAGTAAATCCAGGAACTGTTTGCCCTGAGTCTAATTTTGATAGATATTTGTCAGCACTTAATTCACCATATGAGCGAGGTGAATAGTATAAATTTGCGTACTCGCGGTCTATAATAGTATTTACGACATCCCAACCGATATTAGCATTTTCCACTACTAAAAGCGCATTATTATATTCAGTAGCCACCGATACTAACATATTTCCGTACTCACGTGTGCCTATTTGGGATTTAAACTCAGCTACTTGCTGACATGCTTCTAAATCAATGACTTGGAATGCAGAATAGTCACTTCCATCTCCACGGGCAACGTCGGCTGATACAATGTAGTTTTTATTATAATCAGGATATTGCCAAATCCAAAAATCACCTCCCATGAAACGACGTTCAACAGGATCCATTATAAACCCTTCATAATATTCTAATGTTTCTGGGTCAATTACTGTTGCTCCTGAGCCTAAGAAGTCACAATCATATTCCTGCGCAAAATCTCTTGCAGTCATATTTTCTTTTTCATTCTTGACCCAAGCACTATCTCTATCAGGGTGAACATCCCATTTTAATTGGATAGGAACAAAACTATTTTTACTTAATTCTGCTTCAACCCAGGTTTTGTGGAACCAATTACCTACACCATTTGGTGAAGATAATGCTACGCAACCACCACCTGTTGAGATTGTAGGTTTGATTGCGGTATATATTTTATCAATACCCTCAATAAACGCAGCCTCATCCATAATCAACCAAGATACTGCAAATGAACGACCAGCATCACTAGAAGCAGAGGTCGCTTTAATAAACGAACCATTTGATAGTTTTAATGATGTTTGGTTTGATGCTACTGGTTTAGAACCCTTTAACCATGAAGGTAAGTTATTGTACATGAATTGAACTTTTTCAACCATGTTTTGTGCTGTTAATTGCTTAGTTGCAATACACAATATTGCTTTATCTTTATGAAATAACATTAACCATAAAGCATAACCAGCACACAAGGTAGAAATACCTAACTGACGAGATTTATTGATAATATTATAGTCGTTTGCTCGAAATGATTTTAATACATCTTCCTGGAAAGGATATAAATGAAATAAAATTCTACCTTTAATTGGGTGGGTGATAAAACAATATTTTCTAAAGAAATGGACAGGATCAGAAGCACATTTAATGTATTCCTGTTTAATTATGTCCTTTATATTTTGATCGCTCATATACTAATTGTTGTATATAAATATATAAAAGAAACCCCAACTTACGTTGGGGTCGGTCCTACAATGCTATTATAGGAGGGGCATTTATTTAACTAACATCAAGTAACCTAAACCTCCGATTACTATGTAACTTCCTATACGTTGGAATTTTGATTTTGCTTTTAATTTCTTTAATTGCAAGTCTATTTGGTTATATTGATCTTCCCAACCTGCAATTTCCTTATCTTTATTTGTTAAAATCAACTTATATTTACTTTCTTTATTTTCAAATCCAGTAATAATATTGTCTTTAACAGTTATTTTTGCTTCCAATGTAGTAATAGTACTATCTTTTAATACGATAATTTGTTTAGTACCATCTAATTCTACTAAATCTTTAGCAGCAGCAACTAATACTGGTTGTGCTAAAGGTAATGGATTAGTTACTGTGTCTTTAGGGTAACGAGTATTAAATGAACTGATTAATTCATGTTCTGTAAAAGTATCAACTTTGCTTTTTTCTACTTCAATAGTTTCAACAATCCTAATTACTTTTGCTTTTTGGTGTTCTACCTTATATGTTAACTCTTCACTAACATAATTTAATGAGTCAATAATAGCATCATCTTTTTTAATTTCAGCAAATAATGAATCATTTACTTTATGTAAACTATCCATTTCAACTAAAAATGCTTTATGATTAGCATTACTACTACATTTTTCAAACAATACACTACCTATTGCTATAATAGCTACTACTATAACAATTTTTGGCAACCATTTTTTAACTAATAACATCATATTTTTATTTTTTGATACCTGCATAATACTGCATTCTGTGTTTAATACCTTCATTCAAATCATCCATTTCATCTTCGTCCTCAAGTGGATTTTCGATTGGTGGTAGAGGAATATATTCTTTGCCTGCTTTTTTAGCAATATCTTTTTGTAAATATTCTGATTTAGCAACTAAAGCATCAATTCTTTGTTCTAGACTTGCTTTTAAATCTGTTAAACCTTTAATTTCTCTAGCTGTACTACCTACGTCATTAATATCACCAGGTGTACTTCTATATCTCTTAGTTTTTAATAGATTTGATTTAACACTTCTTAAACGATCAGATAATTTTGAATATTCCATCCAATCTTGATAATCTTCATCTGAAATAGTAACTGCTGATTTTGATCTGCTACCACCTGTCATTTCAGGTTCTGGTTCTTCTCCTGAAGCTTTAGCTGCTGCAAATGCTGCTTCTACTTCATCATCTGACATTTCTTCTTGACCTGATATTCCTAATGAATCTAATTCACGTGATGTAAACATACTACCAGCTCCTGCTCTTCTACCTCTTGGATTGTAATACAATTCTTCATCACCAGTCGCTGTTGTGGATGCTGATGGAGTAGGCCTTGGATTTGTTAATCTTGGTGCTGCTTGTTCTGATGAAGAAACAATAACACCTGCATCAACTAATTCCATAAAATCTTTATTGATTGGATTTTGTTTATCATAACCCATTTCACCAGCTACGTTCATTTTTGATACTGCTGATCCTGCTGCTTGAATAGCTGCTAAAATTTTAGCTTTTTTACCAGAAAATCCTGCAATTTGTGCATCAGTAACATCATCTGCTAATTGATATCTAACACCAACATTTGCCATTTCGTCCAATTCTGTTGAAGACATACCTGGTTTTGATAGTTTAGTAAGTTTTAATTGTGCTGCTTGTATATTTTTATTAACAGCATTTATTTCAGCATCTTTTCCTGGTTTATCTACTGGAGCTACTTGTTGAGAAGTTAATTCTTGTTTTTTCTTATTAAGTGCTGCTATTTTAGCTCTTTCGGCAGCTAATGCTGCATTTTGTGCTTGTTTATCCTCAGCAGGACCTTCTTCAATTACTTCAAGTAATGCTTCACGGATAATATCTTGCAGTTCAGATTTTTTCATAGTATCGTTATTCATAATTTTATATGTATAAATATTAAAGACTTTGCAAAATTGCAGCGATACGTTCTTCAGTTGTACCTTCGACTTTAATTAATTTATTAGGTTTAAACTCATCTAATGATAATTGTATAGCTACATCTATTTTTCTGCGATATTCTAAATCAGTTTCACGTACACCATTATCTTCCATTTCAACACCATTTGGCGATACATAAATAACTAAATCATAATAACTACGAAGATGCATAGCTGATTCAACAAATGAACGTTTTTCCCAATCTTTTATAGTTTTTGATGATAAAGTAAATGAACATACATCCCATACTGTACGATCTGTAATGATTTTAGGTTGTAATAATTCACTAGCACGTTCTGCTAAAAATATAAATTGACCTGGTAATGTTGAATCTGTATTTAATGGAATACCTAGCCCACTAAGATATCTACTACGTTCAGTTTGTACAACATGATCTTTAAATTGATCAGTTTCACCTAACGCTTTTGCTAATGTAGTTTTACCTACACTCATTGTTCCTGCTAATCCTATTCTCATTTATTTCTATTATTTATTTTTTTCATTTGACGTGCTACTTTCTTCTGCTGTAAAGCTTCTTTAACTTGTTGCTTCAAACGTTTTTCAGCACCTGGTTTGTATTTGATATCTACCTCAATTGGTCCTTTATCAAATTTATCCAAATCATACTTCCATGTTTCAACAGTATTATCATCCTCATAAACTCTACTGAATTTACGAGGTTGATCTACTGGTTGTGATTCTTTAGGTCTACCTCTTCTCTCTTCCATGCTTAAATGTATGAACTTTATTTTGCCTAAACTCTAGCACCTGCTGCTTTACCTGCTGCTGTTTTATGGAATGGTTGTCCATTGCCATCTTTTTTTCGATCATCCCATTGTTCTTTGGTAAATTGAAAACCAAATAACCAATACTCGGCTGCGCGTTTATTACCTTGGGGAATATATGCGGGACCGTCCCAGTTATGCATTTTTCCATCTAAATAGTATACTATACTACCGTCTGCTGTTTTTATTCTTTTTGTCATTGTTTTATTTTAAAAGTGATTCTGCTACATAAATTCCGTGTGCACCTGATACTGTAATACCACGAGCTGATAGTGCATCTCCTACAAAGTGTACATTTGGATATGTTGTTAAAGACAAATCATTGTAATTAACTAATGGTTCAGGTGAAAGATATTTTACCTCAGGCATGTATATACCCCAATCATTTTTCATTTTTGGAAATACTATTTGCATATTAGTAATAAAATCCTCAATATATTGAGCATATTCTTCACCTAAAGCATTGAATAAAACATCCATTGTATCTACTTGCACAGCTGATACTGTATTATTTTCTGATGTAGTTCCTGGTTTGCGAGTTCTGTTTGGTGAATAATAAGTACCTGTTCCATCGATTTGTAGTTTTTGTACTACATCTCTTGACCATGCAAATGGATCTTCAATACCCTTAATTTCCATCAGGATACCAAAGTTAGTCATATTATTTCTAAATTCTTCACCTTTCTTAGCGTGACCATTATAACTAATATCACCATATGTTTCTTCTACAGCAACATAAGCAGCATTATTATTCGTGCAGAATGAGCGTAAAGAAACATTATCAAATTTCTGGTAGAGTTTAAAATCGTAAGATACATCTATTAATTTTTGGAAATATTTTTGTGGCGCTTCAAAACGAACACCAATTTGTACTGATTTAGGTTCGTTAGGTAATTCATATTGGTTTGCTAGTTGTTGAGCAAAATCAATACCTGATTTACCTACTGCAAATATTAGTTCATCATAATTATAGTATTCTGCTAGTTTAGGATTTTCACATACTGTTGTAATATCTTGTTTCTGGAAATCAATGTTAATAACAGTTGTATTCCATTCAAATCTAATACCTTTATCTAACAAATACTGATACCATGTTTTAGCAATTTCATGTAAGAAATTAGATCCAATGTGCCATACAGGAAACATTCTTAAACCAAAGTATGGTTTGATAAATTCAGGTTCTTCCTGAGGATCAGACATGAATATTTCTTCTGGTTTAGGGTGAAAACGTCTAAAATTAGAAATAACCTGGTCCATTAATTCCATTGCTTTTTCATCACCACAATACTTAGATAATTGACCACCGATTTCGGTGTGATATGTTAATTTACCATCACTCCAACCACCAGCACCTAACATACCTGTCATTACTTCTTCAGGTAGGCGATTAATTGGATCATTACCTTTATCTAAAATAGTAATAAATTCACCAGGATATCCATTATCTACTAATTTAGTAGCAGCGTTAATACCTGCTACCCCCGCACCAATAATAACAATATTTTTATATTGTTTTTCTGGCTTCGTTCTTATAATCCTTGATGTTGATCTAGGAGTATCAAACAGCTCCTGTGTTTGTCTAAATGAATTTTGATATTCTCTCATAAATTTTTATTGATTGTTAAATATACTATTTTGTTTTGCCATTACCAAAAAAGAGAGGGCACACCTTTTGGGTGCGCCACAGCTGCATTAATATTGTTTCGATGCGACAGGCTATGAATCTGTCTATATGTTTATTTTTATTGTAATGTTGGGGTTTTGTTATAATCAATAACTAAAGTTTTTCCTCCTTTAGTTGGTTCTAATTTTGCTTGTTTTAATGGAATTGTTCTAAAATCAATTCCGTATTTTTGATTTTCATGACGTGCAATTGATATAATAGGCATATCGTCAGGTTGTAAATCATCTTTATCATTCATATTTCTAGTAGTCTTAATGGTTAAAATACCATTTTCAAGACTATAATCAGTTGATGAAAATGAACGTTGTACTATTTTAGCTTTATCAGGGCCAAATGTAATATTTTCTAAATTTTCTTCTATTCCTGGGTAATTAAGTATGAATATTCTTCCATATCTTCTTTCATCTTCAGGATCTACCATATCTAGTACCTTAGGTTGGAGTGGGTTTGGTTTTATTTGTAACTTAGGTATTTCACCTTTTTGTCCACCCTCAATAAATTTATTCAACAAATCATTAAAATTTTTTCTTTCA